TTTGAGCTTACGGATATAACACCGGAAAATGAATTCTGGGATGATATGGTTCAGATTCTCAAAATGGATAAGTATAACCTTGGCACCATAACTCCGCAGCAAACAGATACTATTGTATTGGATATGCTTTTCAATGCCTGGAACGATATTTGTGTTGCTCCAAATGTCACAATCGAAGTAAAATTTAAAGTGTATGGAAGCGGAAATAAAGGAAATTCTAAGAGAAAAGGATCTTCTTAAGGCAAGTGCTATTTATGAGATCCCTATTGATTTGCTTAGGAGGATGAATGAACAGGGGCTGCTGAATGTTCCCAGGATCAAGGGAATGGTCATAAGACAGGATTTTCTTAATTATAAAAGGCATATCGCCAAAAGTAAGGGAAAATTCGGTGAGAGCGAAATTCTGGTGGCCCTGTCAAAAGAGTACAATCTTTCCCTTCGTGATGTCCGTAATATGGCGTACAAAAACTACAAAGGCAAGATGTGCTTCTGTAAGATGTGTGGTGTACGAATATCCGTCTCTATGGCAAAACGTACTGGTGGGGTGTGTACACGGTGTAATGCAGAATCCTTACCTCAATTTTAAGGCTTATGTGTAGTAATGACGATTTCTACCACCTGTTCAAATACTATGGGCAGGGGTATTATGATTATGTGATATTCCGATGTGGAGACAAGCTTGTGATTGGCTCCAAGGACCTTGCCGAAGATTCTGAACCGATTCTCATTGGTGAAAGGAGGATGGAAGAACTCGTTCAAAATATGCATGAGCAAGGTAAGTCGGTCAGATTGGTTCTTCATATCAATGTCGATGGCGAATACGAACTCCCAGATCTCAGTGAACTTGAAGAATACGAAATGGCAGACTACTAATCGAAGTTAAAACCAATTAATAGGAGTTAAACTAAAAACCTGGTTTTTTCCAGGTCAGCTATTTCTGGATGTCAGTTGTTTTATGCTGGCATCCAGAATTTTAGTTGTATTATTTTAATTGATAGGAGATGAGTCAGACAGAATTGATTCGGACCAAGATCAAATTTAAACGGTCCGCAAAAGACAATGTAACCCTGGTGGGCTACGTAACAAAAAATGAAAAAGGAGTCTATATGGGATGCCGTGAAGACGCTCCCGTAAAGAAAAAAGTTGTAATCCCAGATTCGGTTTTGGCCAATAGTATTGTGGAAAATGCACTTTATGACTGTGGCCTCAAACCTATGAAAAACGGTAATGGGTTCATTGCCGTCGAAGTTGATCTGTGTTTGTTTCCAGCTGTTGTTGACACAGTTGTAACCAGCAATCGTTTCAAGGTTACTGTAAAATTTGGAAACAAATCTATAATATATGATCCCCAATATGGTCTGGATGATTCCAGAAAGACTGTAGAAGGCGCACTGAAGGCTTTGAAGGAGCGTAACGACATCCGTGACAAAGAACAGGTTATCGATGCTTTTCTGCGCTCTGCAAATATGGTGTGTGCTATATATAAGGATTATAGAAAACACCAGTTATGATTGACAGAACACAAGGCATAGCCGTTGATGCAGCTCATTCGACCAAGAATAGAATGACTGAATATCGTGGTGTTGACCTGAAGACTGGCAAGGTTATCTTCCATGAGAAACTTGGCAACCAGACCGTAAACATCGGTGAGTTTCTTGCTATCGTTGAAGGTGTGAAGCATATCTATGAAACAGGATATACCCCAAAGGTTATTTTTTCTGATTCGATGGTTGCTATCACATGGTTCATTAACCGTAAGACGGCATCTGGCAAGCGTAATATGGAACTGATGAAAGCCGAGTCGTTTATCCGTATCATGGATGAAAAAATCAAAGACATCAAGGTAATTCATTGGGATAATAAGAATTGGGGAGAAATAGCAGCAGATTTTGGAAGAAAATGAATTTAGCAAATCAATACAACATACAGTTCTCAACTCCAGATTTGGAAAAGAGGTTTTATGAGGTTGTCGGTAAGGACCGTGACATCCAGAAGCTTCAAAGGAAGTATGACGAATACATAGCCAAACGTCAGTTCGTCCAGGCGATGCAAATGAAAGAGAAACTGAACAATCTCTATCAAAGGGCTTTTGAAATATATATCAAGGATGCTCAGGAAGAGGCAAAGAAAATCAATGTAAACCAGTTGAACCTCCCGATTGAGCTGAAAAACAAAATGAATATTCTGTATATTGCAGCTTTCATGACAGCTGATCTCCTGGAGAGTTGTGTTTTGGATATGAATGACGCAATAAAGAAATTTGATGCCACGCTTTCTGTTGAGATTTTCGATGATCTGAAGGAGGCAAACAAGAAAGCCAAAGAGAAGCTGAAGTTCCTACAGGAATCTGAGGATGTTATGAATTTGAATGCGTGGGGCGATCACTGTGACAACATGTATAAGATGCTTTGCAATAAGGCAGAGAAAATATTTAAAGAGAACATCAAAGAACACCTAAAATGAAAAAATACTGGTTTTATTTTGGAATGGGTACACAAGACGGCCAAATAGTCCACAAAAATGGCATTGTTGGTTCGGATTGTGATTTTTGCCCCATCATCGATATTGAAAACGGTGTTATGCTGGAAAACAATGTCGTTGATTTTCACGTCGTAAACTTCCAAGAAGTTCCGGAAGCAATGTTCCTGGAATTCAAGCGTGGTTTGAAAGAACGTATGGCATCAAAAGTATCAGAAAAAGAATTTGAAGAAATAACAGATTAATATGGAAAATATCAAGCATTACATTGACGAGGCGTATAGAATTGCCTCACAGCATGGTTTTCATCAAGAAAAACGCTGCAAGGAACACTGGCTGATGCTGGTGATGTGTGAAGTCTCAGAGGCTATTGAAGCTGATCGCAAAGGCAATCATTACAATGGCATTGAGGATTTTAAAGAGCGCACGAATGTGTGGCCAGACTTCAATGAGCGATATGAACAATATATAAAGGGGTCCGTTGCTGAGGAACTGGCAGATGCATTTATCCGTTTGTGTGATTATGCAGGCGAATACAATCTGATGCCGATTAATCCAATCAGTGATGATATTTATAGTGAATGGGTTGGAATTTTTGGCGACAAGTCGTTCACCTATGCCGGTTATTCTCTGTGCAACATGATTACGTTCCCCAACATCCCAGATGACAAAATGCTGGGTATGACTCTCTCGTTTATTGAGTGCTGGGCCAAGTTCCTCAATATTGACCTGGAGTGGCACATTAAAATCAAAATGCAGTATAATGAGAACCGTGCTATGCTTCACGGAAAACAGTATTGATTATGAAAGCGGCAATTATATATTCTGGAAAGGGTGGCGTAGGTAAAACCACAACGACAGCCAACATCGCCCGTGCCCTCTGTAAAGAGCACAAAGTATTCATTCTTGACATGGATATTAACACGCCATCTATGAATACCGAGTTCAAGGGTGAGCATCCAGAAGAAAATCTGTGGGTTCATTCCACCGGTAATATGTTTGATAAGTTCATCTTTCTGGAAAACTCTATGGTTGAAAGATTCATTGTTTCTGCACAGAAGAAAATCAGAGAAGTGAATCCGGATGTAATTCTGATTGACACACCGCCATCAATCACTCAGACGCATATCAATGTGTTGAAGCTGGTAACTGTATCTGTTGTTGTGTTTGTTAGCCAGCCCACTGAACTAAGCCGTGAGGACGTAATTCGCACAGCATCTTTCTTCAAAGACAAGTGCGACCCATGTGTTGCCTATCTCGTCGAGAACATGTGCTCTGAAACCACGCTCCAACAGCCTCCTTATGACTACGGCATTGATGTCATTGCCCAGATTCCGCTCATAAAGGACTTCAAGGCTGATGAGTTGATAACAACTTGCTATAAGCAGTATGAGGAAATCGGAGAAAAGATAATGCTTGGCGCAGAAGTTGAGCAAAAATCTACATTTCATAAGCCTCCTTACGATGAGACGTTTGATTTGATAAGGGTTTATGATAATGGTCGTAGGAATCAATGCCTTTATGCTGTAATAAAAAGGGATGGTGATGACATGGATAAGGAAATGCCACTTGGAAGATACCCTAAATTCCTTTCAGCAAGAACATGGGAGTGTATGCAGGACTATATTGCCAGATATGAACGTTGGCCAAGAATAGATAAGAGAATGGAGCTTTGTACCCATGAGAAAATCAGTCGTATGCTCAAACCCTTCTATGAAATGGAACAAGCATATTTCATGGTTGTCAATGCTCCACATTGTGAAATCAAACTGATTACTGGAGAAATTGGCCAGGCATCGCTTGACACGACTGGAACTTCTCACTATGGCATACCGAGACTGAATTACCAGACTTCTCGTGGAAACATAACACTATTTCCAGATGAAGTTATGCCTGTTGGTATTGATGAATTACAGCAATTCCTACAAGAAGGATATAAAATTTTGACTGATGGCAGATATTTGCCTCCAAAACAAACTGTTGAAATGTGCTATAATGCTTACGGCAATCGTGTTGGTTTAGCGAGTTCCTGGGAGAAAACGTATGACTCTTGGATTAATAAATAGAATAAGTATGGAAAGTAATGATAGGGAAATCAATCGAATGTGGAAATTTGCAGCAGATAATGTACTTACACATTGGATTGGTATAGGGCAGAGAATTGATAGTGCAGAATTAGATGAGGATGCAAAGTATCTCAGATCTGTTGCGGATCAATATATTCTCCAATCAAAGAATGGTTGTCATATTTCAGAAAAGATGATTGATGAAATGACTAATGCTTACAGACAGTCATTACCATTCGTAGGGGAATTTGAATCTTATGGCGATGCACTTGCGCACTCTTATAAGATGGGACTTGAAGCTATGGTAAAAAAGATAATCTCAATGTGAGTTATTATGATTTCAGATAATGCATATCGTATTATGAAACTACTTGAAAAAGGCACGTATCTGGAAGGTATTTGTGCCAAGTGGCTTTCATGGAAACTTTGGGGAGGAAACCCAGAAACAGAGCACATGTCATATACCAGTAAGGGGTGGCTTCAAGTAGGCTCTCAGATTGGAAAACTAAGAAAGAGAGGGCTTGTTGATTATGACAAATACTTTTCTGGATACTACTTAACAAAACATGGTAAACAAGCAATTGAAGAATATGAATCATGCCATATAAATCAGAAAAAATAAAAATTGCTGGCACTCAGTATGACAGACGCATAAAGCTTACTGAGGATCAGAAGACCTATATTAGGTGGCTAAGAGAAGAAGAACACCTGAGTTACAACAAATTGGCTCAGATGTTCAATGTCTCAAAACGACTAATAATCTTTGTGTGTCGCCCTGAAACTATGCAAAAATGCCGTGAGCGATTCAAGACTCTAAGAAAAGATGGCCGTTACAAAACATCAAAAGAAGAATGGGCTAAAACAATGCGTGAACACAGGAATTACAAACACTGTCTATATAAAGAAAATAAAATTTAGAATATGAAGAAGGCTAAGAAATTTACATTTTATGTCAATGGTGACGAAGCGGCCTGGGTTGTTGTATGGCCATCGCAAGTTGATAGATTTGGGTGTATTATGAAGCGTATCTGTCTGTATGCGTCTAAATTTGGATATGACTTACAATATGAAACTTCTGATTGGGAGGGCAATTCATGAAAGTTAAAATCAAATTTGAAACGCTGAATGGCCCAGCCGGTCCTGTACGCTATCCACAAACCAAATGCCCTCACGGGTGCGATTGTATGGTTGGCGATTGGAAGTGCCAGATGTGCTCTAATTTTAGCGGTTATGATTATGACAACTCTGTTGTTGAATGCAAAAAGGAACAGGCAATTAAGGAATATGAAAGTGAAGCGATGTAAAAGTTGTGACTTCTGCAATTTCTTCTGGAAAGGCATACGTGGCGACAAGAAACAATATTATTGTCAATGGAAGTTGCAGATAGAACGTAGTAAGAGTAGCGGTTATCAGGCAAATACATACATCAAACCGATGGATATTGCTTGTGAGCACCATATAGACAAAAAATAAATTTAATCTCAAATAATTATGGCAAATCAAAGAATTACAAAGGAAATGGCCAAGAAAGCGGCCAGAGAAATGAAGCAAGACAAGTTTGAACCAAAAATTAAGAAGATCCAAGAAAGCATTCTTTCTTATGTAGATGAACTTATTGAAAAATATATTCCTGCTGAGGTACGTGATGCTTTCAACAATCACAGGGATTGTTATCAAAAGTGTGATAGAATCAGTTTTCATGCAGATGGTGGCGGTAGCGGATCCTATGTTGAAATCTACGTTGGCAATATCCCATATCCATTCTATCGTTGCATTAACATTGATCCAAAGGAGTATGTGAAGTTGACAAAGATACAGCGTGAAAAGAGGGAGCTGGAAAGCAAAGCATCAAGCTTTTACAATGATTGCGTGACAGTTTTAACTGAACTGGCATACGAAAATCGTGTCAAGGAACAGTTCCCGCAGGCTCTTCCGTATCTTAATTTCTCTGGTACGACCGTTGTTGCTCCGTCAGTGCAAAACCTGATAAACATACTGGAAAGCTTATGATCGAAAGGTATTTTTATAAGTCACTGAATGATGAATTGTCAAAACGTGGATTCTTCATTGCGACAGACCATGCACCAGAAAATTGTATTGGTATATGTGGCATTAATGGTTCCGAAATACGATGTGATTACATAAGGAATCTACAGAAGAATTATCGATTTGCTGCAATCAAAAACATCATTTTCACTATTGGTCAAAATGAATGTGCCGGTGGATTCTATGAGGTCTTGGTAGGTTCCCAAACAAAAGAACCTTATCCAATGATATACATCACATTATTACACGATGGACGTTTTTATAAAATGGCGTATTCGTGTGAGAGAATCATAGATTTTGTTCATCGTGACAACAATGGAAACTGTGCTACAGAATATATTTTGGAATGTGTCAGATTCATCACTGGAAGACTGATGGATATTGTGCAAGAATGGATTCTGGAGGGAAAGTTTCCGTTACACAGATTTGCTGATGGGTCTGATAAATTAATCATTTGATATATGTTAAATTTGGAAAAACTAAAAGACAATAATGCAATCTTTTGGGTATTCAGATTCCCAGAATTGCGTAAAGTGGCAGCTGAATGTGGCTGGGCACTTGGCATACATGGTTCTGTAGTTCATGATTTAGATCTTATGGCTATGCCCTGGGTAGAGGAACACACCACTTCTGATGAGTTGGCTGACAGGCTTGCTGAAGTTGCCGACAACCAACATCGAAAATGTGTCAAGGACGATAAGAGTAAACCAAACAACAGGATTGTCTATACCATATTTGCCGGTGACACTTATATCGATTTAAACGTAATCAAAGAACAATAATTATGGGACACGTAGAACCGCCAGTAATCCTTCCTCCACACATAAATCGTGAGGAGATCGAGAAAGACATCAACAGATTCATTCGTCATGAGGCAATGAGAGCTGGGTGCCTTCAGGAGCATGTTGTGACAGTTATCAAAGAAATGAAACTTTAAACCCTATAAATTATGTATGCAGTTCAAAAGAAAGATCCTTGGGGCAATTGGATTGAGGTGTATCGCGCTCAATCCAGTGTAGATGCCGAACAGTTCCAAAAGAACTACAATCGCGGTAAAGACAAAAACTCTATTCGTATCATTAAAATTTAAACATTATGGAAAGAAATGAAATTGTATCGAAAGTGACTGAGATCCTGGTTGACAAACTTGGCATTGATCAGGAAAGTGTAAAGATGGAGTCGAACCTCGAATCTGATTTTGGGGCAGACTCTCTTGATTGTGTCGAAATCATTATGGAACTTGAACATGAGTTTCCTATTCGCATTCCAGATGAAGACGCTGAGAACGTAGAGACCGTCAAGGACATCGTAGACCTGGTAGAACGTCATGTCTGAAATAAAGCCTGTCTATATAGCTGATGTGTGTCACTGTACTAACGAGACATGCCCGAAGCGCGATAAGTGTTATCGGGCATGGCTCACTAAGGAGGCTCCAAAACACAAGCATCCAAGTGTACCATACTTTCAGCCTCATGACAACTGCAATCTTTTTGTGGACCTAATAGAAATGACATGAAAAAGGTAAGCAAAGAAGAACTTGACTCTCTTCGGGTCAGAGACTATTTAGAGATTCCGGAAATTCATTTTGATAGGAAAGGCATCACTGAGCCTTCTCCAGATATTGTAACCGAATAACGGAATACTCTATCTATTTATTAATGAAATGTAGACATAGATAAATTTTATTCTTTGGCTCAGAACCTGGCAGCTGTGAAGTTCCCAGGTTCTATTTTTATCGGTCCAGTAGCTCAGTTGGATAGAGCAACCGCCTCCTAAGCGGTAGGTCAGGAGTTCGAGACTCCTCTGGATCACCACGCAGTAGCAGTCCGTTCGCAACCAAGCTGGTGAAGCTGCCAGCCATTTTTACTGTACTTCAAGACCGACCTCTCCAGTAAGCGTGTAAATCTGGAGAGGTTTTTATTTGATTCGCGTACATTATTTATATATGGTATTTTTACATGAAAAAGTAGCTGCAAGATAATTTTTTGAAACCTTTTAAGAATTATTATATATAAATGGTTTGGAAAAATCAAAAAATCTGAATACCTTTGCAGCGCAAAAGCACCCCCGATTGGATGCACATGTGCATGATTTGTGCATTTTAACACTCGAAAAGGGCTGTTTGGAGAGTTGACAGAGTGGTCGAATGTGCCTGACTCGAAATCAGGTGAACGTTTTTACAGCGTTCCGGGGGTTCGAATCCCTCACCTTCCGCTCTTTGGGGAAATTTTAGATGACAAAAATCACCTGAAAAAGTACCCACAATTCACTGAAAAACAGCCACTTACGCGCAAAGGCAGTCTCTGAAAAATTAGCTGCAAAAACTACAGAGTTTGGCATAATTCCAGCGCGAAATCGACGAAAAATGCACATTTGATGCACAAATGACTAAAAATCGAGTGCTAAAAATGTGCGTAAGTAGTTGATTAACAGCAAAATTCTGTAGTTATGGTAACTGTAAATTATCAGTCATTCGGCTCAACATTCGGTTTGAGATTAAGACTTTACAAAAATGGTGAAGTCAGGTATGTAAGCGTGACAAGGCTTCTACGTGGCACTTTCAAGAAACGCCAATGGAACCAAAAACGCCAGTGTTTCACTAAGTCTGCCCCACTCGCTGAGGAAAACAACAAGATCCTGGAAGACTTCAGAAGGCCCTACGATGAATTGGCAAAGAACTGGGAAGGCTCTCTGTCAGGACTCCTGCTTGCTGTCAAACCACAGGAAAAAGAAGAAGACCACTCCAGCCTTCACTGGCTTATTTCTCGTATGATAGTCGAAAAGAAGATGGAGAAACACAAAGATGGCAGTATGAAAGGTACTTATGGTGCCTATGAGAAAGCAGAAAAGCGAATCAAAGAATATTTTCGGTCCAATCACCAGAACTATAATGACATACAATTGTCCGATATAACAGTTGATCTTGTCAATGATATTCTGGATTATCTGGAATCAGAACGAGGTGAAGGGTGCAAATACTACGTTTCCCAGTCTCTTCATGCCACATTAAACTGGGGTGACAAAATGGGGTATTTTGATATTAATAGTCTGAAGGGTGTGCGTTGGGCCAAGAAAAACAAAGAATCGGTCCATAAATACGAGACGTTGACAAAAGCCCAATGTAATGCCTTTATTAACATGACGAAGGATCAGCTACCAGTACATCCAAAATCTCCTCAGATGGCCTGGAAATCGCAACTGTACCACGATTTTTGTACCTTCATACTATATACATGTCAGTCTCCATGTGATGCGCTATGCCTAAAGTATGATGACATCCAGACTCTTAATGGTGTTGATCATTTTGTATTTAAAAGAAGAAAGATAGCTGGAAAGCAGTCTACGGATTGTTCTGTACCAATTAATCCACGAATGAGAGATATAATGAAAAGGTGGAAGAAAAAATCCAAGGATGGATACATATTTCCTGTTCGTACTAATGCGAGAGTCGCGCACTATAAAGACAATAACCAAGACATTAACAAATTCGTCCAGAGAGTCAATGTATGGCTAAAAAAAGTTGGGCCTATTATTGGTGTCAATTTCCCTCTTCACAATTATGTATTCAGACATACTGGAATAACGCACTATATCAGCAAAGGAATACCGATAATATATGTGGCAAATCTGGCAGGCACATCGGTAAAGAACTGTGAGGCCATCTATTACAACAATCAGGGAGACGTGACTTCCAGAGACATGGTATTAAGCGCAACTGACTTCTGACAAACTTAAAGGCCCTGTCCTCACGGATGGGGCCTTAAGAGAGTAAGAAAACAATTCAACTTATTTATTAATCAATCAATTATGAGAAACAAGAAAACATCCTTTCGCGCACGTACATTATTATATATTATACAAACCACGTCATCTTCCAAGGATCCAGCTCACGCGCAAAATCAACCACAACACTACCTGTATATGGGTAATTCTCCTTTTCATCAATCCTACGTGGAATCTGGGGATCGAGTTTAAATTTCTGGGCATCCCTCAACCACAATATAGAATCATTGTAATCATTGATGCGCACATTTGAAATATTGGTAGGAGAAATCAATTTGTGCAACTCATAAACAGCAAGGCGCGTCATGTGCTTGACAAGATTGAGGTTTCTTGGGTCATCCAGTATGATGTTCTCATTTGGGACTGGTTCCTCAGCATTTACAGGCATGATCGGATAATAAACCTCATCTTTGAATACGACATACTCATGTTCATTGACATCATAGTTGTATTCCTCAGTATAGTCACCTATTTGTCCCCATGCTTCAGAAATCACTGGGTTCTGGGTCTTGTCAATGGTTTCCAGATTAGCCGTATCCAGAAGCATGAAAAACTCACCCTCAAAACGAACAACATCATAGAAATTATATGAGAGATTCGGTTGCCACTCATAAGTCTCAATTCTCTTCCATGCAATCACACCAGGTATCTGAATGTTCTTAAATTCAATTCCGTTACCGGCTACACACAACCATACAGAATTATTGTACTTGACTTTCATGCCTGGCTTCCAGGTAACCATCTGGGAATACATCGGTATTTCTTCCAGATTGCCAATATCCTCAAAGCTATCCATTTCACGCCAATACAATTTATCTGTAGGGCGTTTGATGGCGTTTATGCTTGTAAGAGTCCTGAACACATGGAGTCTGTTGTCATCTTCAGCATCTGGATACAAAAAATAGACATCTGGTGGATAGGTAATCTGGTTGTTATATTCGGCAATCTTTTTACCTATCAGAAGCTCTTCTTCTATCATATAGTGCTGCTTCAAATACTCTATGATAGACAGCTCCGCGCTTTGCTCTGCCTGAATCACGCGATTATGACGGTCACGGATCAGCTGAGCCATACCTTGCTCCGTCATTGTGGAGAGGTAATCGGTATCATTAAGAAATCGTCTGTATGCCATAATTCATTCTTTATTTTAAATAGCTTCAGTAATCCCATTCTGATGCAACTCCATAGGCATTCATGTAATCTGGAATCGTGACAATTGGTGATGATACATGTGCCTTGAACTTGGAGTACATCTTTCCAAGGAATGTAACAACAGCATAATCAAAGGCATCGCTACAGTGGCCAAGTAGTTCGCATTTGATACCGTCAGGGCTGAGTCCGACATGCTTGCATTTGGTTCCATCCTCGTTTTTCATTTGGCGCAACAGGTCCTCCGTAAGTTTGTGGCACCTGAAATCTATCTGGATACTCCAGCCGTCATACCCTTCGAATAACTGGTTGATAAAATCCAATCTGGTGATGTGTGCCGGCTGTTTATTCAGAAGTTGTAATCTTGGCCTTAGAATATCGTCATTCATGAATTTTTGAATAATTGTGAAATTATTAACGCCATCCTCAGATTGTGTTGATCTACTTGCGCCACTCGGATCACCAGTAATAATAACGCCACCCAAATGCCCTCTTGCGCTCAAAGTCTCTGAAACCAATTTAGCCAGTGCTGGGGTGTTGTTTGTCTTTTCCTTGACTTTACCAAGTATTTCTTCCAGGACATAGAATACTTTGTGGTCGTAATCTATCTGACAGACAATACACGTAGAATAAGGTGCCACATTAAAGTCAAAGCTCAATATGAGTGGGCGCAGCTTATTATACACTCTTTCACGTAATCCTGTCTTTGTATGTACGATAGAATTGAATGAGTGATATGCTGCATTGGCATTGCCAGAAGGATTGTCCCACAAACCATGTAAAAGACGGTTTCGTGTATATGCATCCTTAATATTGAGAAGGTTGTTGACATACACTGCGACGAAATCTGGATCCTTGTTGTCGAATACGGTAGCAGGCACAAACCTGTAACCTTCTGGCAAGGCTTCCAGTGGCTTTCCGTTTTCATCTTGAACGAATTTCTCTCTCAACCAACATATAGCTGGGTTCGTACCCATCAGAACCTTTGGAACCAGGAATGTCTCAGCAATCATCCAACGGCAACGAGAAAGAAGTACCTCGACAGCCTTTTCAGAAACCTCAGATGCCTCATCAATGTATCCAGCTGTGATTTCGTAAGAACCCAACCAAGAGAATTCAGGATCACTTGGCTTGTCTTCCAATCCAAGACAAATAATCTTAGAGCCATTCCAGAATGTGACAATGAGGTTTACGTAATCAACATGGTAATTGACACCTTCTTTTAGGCCGAACATTTTCAACACACCCTGGAGTGTCACAAACGTCGTACCTCTCAATACCTTAAGGATTTTACGGCAAAGAGCAAACCTGGCACCTGGAAACCTGAGGCATGTGCTAACACCCCAGGCACAACCAAGCCATGACTTTCCAGATCCCGCTGCGCCTCCATACAGAACCAATCGCGGAATATCAGAAGTTCCACATTTCTTACAGAACGGTTTCTTAATGACATTTCCGTTATTGTCAAAACCAACTGGACGCATCTCGATTTCACCGCCACATTTATCACAACGTTTCGGTTCAAGCATCTCCCATACAAGAAATTGTTTGTATGATGGCTCAAAATTGATCTTTCCCTTACAAGGTGTCAGTTTTCTCATCTTACTCTTTTATAAGAAATAGCCAAAAGAAAACCTCCTGGCTGATTAAACCAGGAGGAAACTAAACAAATACTTTATGAAACCTACTTTGTCTGCTCCGTATTCTGGAGCTTGTCGTACAATGACGTAACTATTAGCCAGTATTCGTCTGGATGCTGACCGTCCGACAATGCCTCTATAGCATTACGGACATATTCACACTCCATTTCAGAGAATTCGAACTCAGTCGGATCATCAAAATCTTTCTGGGCATTCCATGTCATATTCTGACTCTCTTCATTAATTTTGACTTCGAATTTCTCACGCTCTGCATCGGTCAGTTCGACCTTCTTCATGAGGGCTTTCTTCAACTGGAAATTAACCAGCGAATTCTCCTGAGGAAGAATGTTCATCAGGTAGAGCCTTTCCTTGATGTGCAATTTTCTTTTCATAACTGTTTGATGTTTGGGTTTGATATTTGACTTGCTTCAAACGACTGGGAACGTTAGAGCCCAATCGCTTCATAAATTCTGACGATTTTCTTTCTAAACACATACAATAACAAAATTATTAGTCCGACACCAAGGCCATATCCGACATATACGATTTTGTCTTTCAGAGTTGGCTGTACGTATATGGTCTCTTTTTCCTTCGATTCCTTGTTATGTGACTCTTCTTTTTCCTTGACTTTGATTGTGTCATGAACTACAACCTCTTTGGTCAAGTGGGCACCAGGTTTGCTGTTTAATGAATGGTGCAGAAACTGACCATCCCAGTATGCGTCTGATTCATATAAATCATCTTCCAAATGTGACGTGGTATCATTCGTAACAATACTTTGTGAAGAACTTGGAATTTCAACCTTAACTGTGTCAGGGCGAGATTTTACGATAATGGAATCAACCGTTCTAACAGTATCTGTCTCACGGACGATTTTTTCAACAACTCTCGGAGAACAGCCGCCAAGGAAACATGGTGCCACTATCATTAGCAACACCAATAACATCGTAGCAAGTATTGTCTTTCTTTTCATATTCTTATATTACAAATTCACCAAATTCCTCTTCCATCGACTTTGCATTGACATCACGCAAAGCAAGGATCGGGAAAAACCATTCCTCACCATCGTACTCACCGCCCAACATCCTGACCCATGCGCCATTGTTCCGTTTTGAACGTTTTACGAGAGATATGACCATACCTTCCATCCCGATAAATCCTTCAAGATGCATGGCTTTAAGCTCACTGGAATCTTCAATGATAACGTGGGCCTTTTCTTGGATTTGTTGATGTGGATCGTAATTGTATATCATTGATTTTCTTTAGTATGCACCATTTCAAATTCGGTGCTTAACCTGGTTACTTTACTTTGGACATCACTTAACTTATCCAACACCTTATCCATGTCAGCCTCGCTCTTCTGCTGAGCCTTGACATAGGTATCCATTTGTACTTCCAGAACTGCAATCCGGTTGTTTACTTGAATCCATGCTCCCACAAATGTTATTACAATCGTGATGAGCGCACCAACAATGGTGTTACGAAGTCCACTATTCATTTTCTTATATTTAATTATTTATTTTCTGATTCAACGGACTTCTCCAATGCAATCTGTTCTTTTGTTTTTTCTGGTTTCTTTGGAACCACAACATTGAACGTAAGACCCTTGTCTTCCTCATCGCCATTATCATCACCACCTTCGTTTTTGACTAATCCTGGTGTCAAGTCGATCAGGGTTTTGATAGAGTGATTGGCAACAGAACGCAAAGGGGCCGGAGAAAGCGGGGTGCCTCTCCGGTCCTTATATGTTGCAGTCGAACACTCATCGATAATTGCAATGAGACGAGATTTTATATAAGAACGCAAGATTTCGTTGTCAACTTCACTGTTAACACACTCTCTCAGTTCTTTTATATAACCCTGGATGTCCTCACGGCTTAAGGTTTCTCTGACATAATGGCCAAGGAAGGGGTCGGTCTCTTCAACCTTCTCTTCCTTGCCGATAGTCTCCATGTAGCACTTCTCAGGATTGCCTGCATAATCCTTGCTTCCTTCAACAAGCAAAATGCAGAAATCCTGCTCTACTTCTTTCAGCCGTGTATAGAATTCACTTGCCATATCTATTCTTTTATTTAAAATAGCTGGCAAGTGATACCCCAGGTGATTGAAAGTATTATTTGTTTTCCAATAATTGATCCATAATAATACCGTAGAATAATTTTTTGATACCCTCAGCGCATTGTTCTACGTCGGCAGTACATGTTATAACCTCACGATTAAACTTGATCTGAAGGGCATATCCGCTGATGATTCCCATAATCTTTCCAGACTGTTGATCTACAATCTGGAAAACGGACAAATCAGTAAGTCTCTTAAATGTTTCTGTTGGCTCATTTTCAAGACCACCACCAGGAACCACATTCGGCTTTCCTTGATTTACTATATCAACATTATCACTCTTGTCTTCGATAATGTTTTCTTTCTGTTGAATCTGGACTTCTTTTGGAGTCTCTTCAACAAAAGTCCCAGTCTCTTTATCCAATATGTACCCCATAACTATTAAATTTTAAAATGAACACGCTTTTTCTCCTGTTTGTTTTCTACCATCCCAGTGCCTTCTTCGTCACCGCTATTCGCATTTCGCATTCTGGTAGTGAATATCCTAACAATATCTTCTGTTGCGGTTACGTCTGAATCAGCATCATGGGCATCATCGATCTCAATTCCAAGAGCCTCGCATAACATTCCCAAAGCATAACTTGTCAAATTGGTATTACAGAAAGCAAGATAGCCCATTACCATTGTGTCAAGAATCAATGGCTGGAAGTGCCCAAAGAAATCCTTGTCCCCCTGAACAGATTTACAAAACTCATCCCATAAACCAGCATACATCAAAAGCTGCTCCAGCATACCGACATCAAATAATATGTGCTGACCTATCAGAAATGGCTTTCCTTTATGCCCGGTTGTAATCTGGGACCCCTTCACAAAATCAATGACTGCCTGAGCTGCCTCTTCCAATGTGAGACCGTTTTCCCTGAGAAAATCCAAAGACAGCCCATGAACCTCTTTCGCCTTATCAGAATACTCCATCAACTCGCCAATGCCTGCCTGTTCATCCTCAATCTCATATTTGGTTTTGAGCTGCTTTTTTTTGACTGGTTTCAACACCTCTTCGCGCTTGTTATATGGCTTGACGTAAATATTGAGCGTACCAGTCCTTTCGAACGTATCAAGTCGAACTGAATGCATACATATCTGACAAACTCCACACTTTTGGTTGTCAAGACCACCAGTTTCAGTATCAAATACGATACCTACTGGCACAAATTGTTTTTCTTTTGGTGCTGCCATAACTTATGATTTTAAAATTCTTTCGTAAACACTTTCTATTTTTCTATAAAACTGAGCCTTTGTGCCGACATTCTCTACCACAGCAAATACACTTCTGTTGAGTTTTTGACGGTTTCTATCACGGGCTATGCGTTCTTCTGAAACACCAGCCTTAAGCCTCTTTGTTTCACTTCTTTCGGTACGGACTGGATAGATCCTAAATTCATCCTGTAACTTATCCAGCATATTGATGCCAGCTTCATCAATTACGTAAACAGTAATATCTCCCTGAACATCTGATTTAAGAGCCCAGTATTCATAACCGCCATACTGAGTGTACGCAAGCATCGTCTCTTTATCTGGAATCTCACTAACAAAATAATGATCAACACCATCAACCTCTCCAGGTCTCATTGGTCTGGTGGTGTACGAACAGATGACTTGTGCGCCATACTTCTTTTTCAGATGCATCGATGCCAGTGTCTTTCCAGAACCAGAAACACCATAGATGCACATGATTTTCTTTCTTTTGTCTGCTAATTTTTTTTCCATATTTTTTCTTTTTAAATACCTTAACTGCTTATCTCTTTCCTTTGAATAATCCGAATACTGTTTATGACTCTGGCTCCACCTCCTTTTACGTTCACGGGTACGCTCTGGATGTGCGAGATCCCACTCTTTAGCTTTCCTTGCATGATACTCGCGCTCCTTTGGATTGAGATGTTCTGAACGATTTCTTACGGCCTCTGCATCCTCATCTTCACGGATTACTTCCCACCCATTCTTAAAAATCCCAGATTCCATTTTCACGATCTTTTTTGATCTTTTCTAATTTTTGGAGTCTTCTTCGTTCGCGGGCCTTGGCATTGATCTCATCTTTTTTTTCTTCATACCTGGCCTTTGCAGCTGCTTTCCTATCGTCACGATGGTCACGATAATACGAGGCATTGTAATTCTTTAATGCATTCTTGTCTTTTGTAGGCATAATTTCAATATTTAAATATTAGTAATATACGAACCCTTATTGATCTGGAGTATGTTCTTCTCGTCATAATCGCTCCACTTGGCGTTACCGGCAAATATGACAATAGAGTCTTTCTTGTGCATAAAATATTGTTTGGCGTTTATCCATGCATCATTCCAGATAACAAGAGTGGCAATATCGATATTTTGTTGAAGCTGGATTTTCCCATAATACTTTTTCTCACCAGTCTTTTTGTCTTTATAACTACGTTCTTCGACTTCAGCAATAGTGGCACAAATACCGACTTTTCTGTCACCAAGTCCAGGTTGCTGGAGATTGTCAAGAGAAAAATAGGTATAATTGTACATACTGGATGGTAACGTCTCATTTTTATAGATACGTTCATAGTCAACAGAGCCGATGCCAGACAGATTGATTTGCTGTTGGCTCCAGAACCAATGCTTATCACGAAGTTCTTGTGGCACTTCTTTCTCCTTGATTTCAAACCCAAGGAGCTCGGCAGCATGTTTCAGGAGTCCATATCGCTCAGTAACAGAACCGACATTCTCAACCTTGTCAAATGCACCAGCCATAATTAAGTTCCTGACGGCACGGGCATTAACTGGGCAACGTTTGTATTCATCTTCATTATCTTCATCCTCAAAGCTCTTGTACTTCTTAAATTTGTGTTTGAAGATACGAGTAATAAAATCTTCCAGATCCATAAACTTCCCATAGCGATTCCTGTTCTTAACAATGAAATCAACCATACTGACACCGACAAATTTGATTCTCAGAAGTGACCAGTAAATCTCATTGGTCTCGTAGTCTGTTTCAAAATTATCAGTTGACACGTTGATGTCTGGATTGGTAATCGTGATATTGCCAAGTTCTCTCATTTCTGCAAGGATAGCTGGGATGTTCTCGTCCTTACCCCACTTCAGCAATACAGTATAGAAAGCTGTTGGGTATAGTGCCTTAATATATGCTCCGATGTATGCCGTAATGCCGTATGCAGTAGCATGTGATTTATTAAATCCATACGTGGCACCACCTTCAATAATGCTCCATACACGATCACGAACTTCATCAGGGCAACCATTTTTCTGAGCACCGGCATAGAACTTGTCCTTAAACTTACGGATTTTTTCTATCTTTTTCTTAGAAATGGCTTTTACAAGATTCACGCCATCACCTAAACTCAAACCACCGATATTTCTTGCAAGTGCAGCATATTGTTCCTGATATGCAGCGACAGCATAGGTATCTTTCAGAATATCATAAGTTCCCCAAAGATATTCTGGATCAACAGTACCGTTCTTGGCATCAACATACATCCCAGCAGCTCCAGAATCCAATGTAGCAGGACGGAACAATGCGTTAGCTGCAATAACGTCATTAATACAGTCTGGATGCATACTTCTGACAAATCTGGTCATACCAACAGATGACAACTGGAAGATACCTTGTGTAAGGCCCTTATTGATGATCTCGAATACCTTTGGTTCATCTAAAGAACTGGTGGCCAAACCCTCAATAGATAAATTGGTGTGATATACATTATTACAGATCTGAATCATTTCATCCAATCTGGAAAGCTCAGCAATACCAAGCACGTCATTCTTTAGGAGACCCAATTCATCCAATTCCACACCACTCAATTCAGATACCAGGAGTCCATCCATCTTTTTAATAGGAATAATGTCAAAACACTCTACGTCTTCACCTTCGATAATATCTGGAGTGATAACCAATGCAGATGCATGAACACCTGGTGAACGGGGCTGAAACATGATAGGGCGTATCTCTTCAAAAACATCCCAGTGCTTCTCTATGAAATCACGAACTTTCTTTTCCTTGACTGCAAGCTGCATCAATCCGGTCCAATCCGTACCAGAGTCAATAATAGCCGTAATATAGTTGGCCATATTAGCAGAAACACGGTGAACACGGCACACATCCTTAATGACAGAACGAATCTGCTCTGTTGTAAATGTACCGGCAGAGAACACGCGCTGTTTACCATCATGGTTGTAACGTCTCTCCAGATATGCTTTGACTTCTGGACGCTTATCCGCATCAAAGTCAGTATCAATATCCGGCAGTGATCCTCGCATGGTCTTTCTATATCCGTCATCAACAAAAGAGTCAACAACTTTACGTGGTTTCTTGCCACACTTAATTTCTACGCTATCTATCTTCATAACTACAACTCATCTATTGTAAACAATTCATCTTTTCTATCCAAAACAATATCATCACCAGGTTGCAATTCCTTTCCGATAACAGTTATTTCTTCACCGTTTCGTTTGACAAGGAATTCAGCATCGTCGGCAAAATTGATTGTCTTGCCATTCTCCAATTTTACTTCGACATATTCCTTTTTGGAAATATCGTCACCAATAACGGTTACCTTTGCTGGCTCCAATCCTCCGCGTTCTGGAAGCAGGAAACGCTCAAACAGCAAATCAAACGGCATCGGGTCAATCTGGGTTATCCCAAGTAAGAAACTTAGAAGACATCCACCGGCAGAACCACGACCAACTCCTACTGCAATACCATTTTTGCGGGCCCAGTTGATTTCATCCCAAGTTATCAAATAATAATCAACATTATCTGTACTTTCAATAACGTATTTCTCATATTCCAAACGTTTGCGATACTCAGATTCTTTATCTTTGGGGACAAGACGCTGGAACCCGTCTTCAATAAGCTGGTTGAACATATTATGAGTATTGCCATACTTGGCTTCCTCTTCTTCAGTCATTGAATAACGAGGCGCATAGTTTACAGAAGATGTGTTATACTCAGCATCGCTTTCATTGGCAATCAAAACAGTATTGTCAACCATCAAATCGAACACATCATCACCATATTTCTCTGAAAACAGATCGCAGAACTCATCATATAACTGATCCACATCTTTATAGAACTGGGCATACGAAAGCTCATGTGTCACACCAGTATCAATCTTATTGAGCACGATTTTGTTTTTGTATTCGTCGGCATCAATATAATAACAGTCTTCTATCAATACTGGTTCAATTCCAAGATCCCACTTTCCTGATTTGTAAAAACCGTCAAAGAATGCTTTCTGTGATTCTAACAATCTGGAATCAATACGGTCAGCACGGTACTCGCTCATGTCAACCTGGAAGAACACCCACCCATCAAATGCCTTGTCGAAATCGCTCAGAAGTTCTTTATTCTGGGTCATCCATTCACCAGACCATTTATCGAACACGATTACATTACCATCTGCCCTATTCAGAACCTCCAAATAATCCACCATCCCGTCTTCACGGTCAACATTTATGGCTTTCTGAATCCTCAGAAGATTACGAAATCCCTTTTGAGTATGGACGTATATCTTAGCACCGATTTCCTCACCGTCAATTTGCATTACAAGTGAATACCCAAAAACATACCCAATACCGGCACTTCTGGCTTCTTTTTGAAGCTGGAATGTTGCTGCCATTGTGTTCTTGTCACAAATACCGATACTTTTGTGGCCCATCCACTTGGCGGTCTTAATCCACTCGGATATGGCACCTGAGCCATTCAACAACTCGAATGGCGTATGTATTCCAAGGTTTACGTATTCCCTGACATACATTTCCTCACGCTCTTTTCGTTTTCCGATATGCCTGAGTGGTGTCAATTTAAAATCCTTTCGGATGTCAGTATAATAAAACTGGTCACCAAACTTCAAGATGACATAATATATCTCATCTTCTATCAGGAGATTCGAAACTTCAACACAATCAAATTCGACATCCCCAGTAAGCTTATTCTCCTTGAAGATATGCTCTCGCTTGGTCATGTCCTGAAAGAGACAACGGCCAAATTCAGGAATAGTAACCACGTCTTTCATAATCTTGTATGAAATCATGTGGTCATCCATCCATTGCTGTAGTTCATTTATCTCTGCCATCTTTATTCCATCCTCCATTTAAAATTGACAACAAACTACGCAAGCGACACCAGAAGAGAGGTATGTATGGAGTTTTTTCGACAAAATTCTGATATTCGAAACCCTTTACTGTCACAACCTCAATACCAAAACAAAACGGAGCTTGATCACCAAGACTACAGATAACGGCAATATCATCATCATTCTGCTTAGGCTGCTGTTTGTGGCAATCTATGAACATTTGCTTCAGATTCCACTTCCTGCCAGACCTAAACGCATTCACCAGATCGTCCTTGTAAAAAGGACCATCTTCACAACCATCGCAATACTCGTCGATAAATCTTTTTTCAGCTGTTTTATATTTCATATTTCGTTCAGATTAAATTCAACCTGTTCCTTCAAACCATAAGCAAATGAGTCATATAACTCCCACCAAGTACACTCGTCAATATCCTTAGCATCATCTGTTAGTAACTGAAGAGCTAACACATCAAAATATGGGTCAAGCTGAGCCATCGTTTTTGTGATAGCCTCTTTTCCAACCTCATCCATGTCATAAGCCACAATAACCTGACTTACGCCTTTTTTCTGCAATAATAACATCTGAGCCTGTGATATTTTCTTTCCGAATGTAGCAACTGGAACTATCATCTTGTTTTCATAAAGCTCGAACATTTTCACCAATTTTATTGTGTCAAAAATTCCTTCTGTCAAAATCACAGTCTGTGTCTCTCCAGACACGATACTATCATAATTAAATAGAAGCCTTGAAAAATCATTCTCAGTGGAATTCAAATACCGGCGTATCTGGAATTTTGAACGGGCATTGTGTTCATCGATAACTTCTTTACTTTGGATATTTCTTCCGATGTACCCAACACAAATGCCATCCATGATAATCTGAAAAATCACATAATCATCATACTGCCAGTTCATGCCCCTGGTATTGCCAACTGGAAACATGTCATACAGCTCCATAATGAAACCACGACTCTTTAAATATTTGTTCTTGAAGAAACGTTTCCAACCTTTTGGCATTTCAACTTCAACAAGCTCCTGATCATCATCCTCGTCTTCAAAGAAATCAATCTCATCCTCGACATCCATGTCAAGATCGACTGTTTCTTTGACTGCCAGATCTGTACGACCAATATCTTCTAAAAACTTATTGAAGTCCTTTGTTGTGTGGCCGCATGAAAAACAATGGGTCCAAAACAGCTTGCTTTCAATAGGACCGACATAAATACCAAATTTACCACCTTTCTTGCCACAATAAGGGCAGACTGGAACAACGATGTTCTTACCACCCCCATCAACTCGTCCATTTAGTTCCGCACAAAGCTCACGGACAATAATCTGTTTTCTTTCGTCTGATACTTGCATACTGCAAAATTCCCGTAGGAAATACTTAGTTAGAGGGAATTTTGCCCAAAAATCAATTGAAATATCGGTGCAAAGATAATGATTTTCAATCCCGAAAACAATACCTTATACACCGATATTTAGATTTGTTAGCACTTCTTTGAAATAATTTTCAATCCCTAAGCTGCCATGTTGAGGGTTCTTTCTTCATCATAAAATCTTTCATGTTCATAATCAGTTGCTATCTTGAATGGCTCACCCTTAGCGAAGAACCTGGACTTGGCCACATAAAGCCTCATAGTACGCTCCTTGCGCTCCTTCGATGTCTGATTCAAAGAAATAAGATGCGTAAGTGCCCATGCCAGACCCTTTGCCTCAGAACAATTGTATTCCGTCAAAACAAAATTCTCGTCTTCCGTCAACTTAGGATCTGAGATATTGGCCTGATAGGTTCCTACACACCACAAATCATAATCGTCTGCAATATCCTTCAAATCCTTAGATACCTGAATGCGCTTGAAACGCTGTCCTTTCTCACCCCAGTTACGCCCTGTTGAATCACCTAACAAGTCAACGGAGTCGATAATAAGCACATCTGGATAATAACCATATTTCTTGCGATATTCTTCCAGAACATTTTTAATATCTATAGTTGTGATTTCCTTGCCAAACTTCGGGAATCCTCGCACAACCAATGTACCAGCTGCCATTTCAACAATCTTCTGGTACTGTTGCATAGAATGTTCATTGATAAGGCCAGACTCATATAAATAAGACTCGCATCCAACAAGGCCAGCCGAATAAGCGTCTGTTGTTTCAGATGTCTTTCCCTCCAACTGAATGTGAAGAACGTTCAAACCACTTGTATAACAGGCATTCGAACCAATCCATCTGGCAACATGAGACTTTCCGACACCAGTTTGTGCCAAGAATAATGTCTCCTGCCCGCGAAGATTGCGTCCATGATTCATTTCATCCAACTGGTGTATATAGAAACTTGTGACCGCTTTCTTACGGCTATTCTCCTGGTGACGCTCTTTATTGTCATTATAACGTTCACGGAATGAACCGACAACATCGATAAAATCTTCCTGCTTAAGAGTAAACTGTTTGATTTTCTCTGCCTCCTGATAGAACAAAGCCATAGCTTCTGTGCCATCACCATTCTGATACTTCTTTCCAATTTCTTTATAGGCCCTCTGGAACATCGTCAATTTAAGGTATTCCTCCAACTGTTCCAGAAGCACCTCTGGCTCGATGTCCTGAGCATCATCGTGAATTTCTTCCAACAACTCAGTAACAGCACGACTGGAAGCAACAGTTTGTTTTATGATGCCATATTTAGGTGCATCTTTGTGAGTTACAAAATGCTTCTTTATTGCCTCATGAAGGGTCTGGAAATCTTGTGTTGGCAAAAGTTCAGACTCCATGTGCTGACTGACAGCTGAACACACAAAACTATTGTTAATCGCTCCCCAATACAATTGACGTAGATATTCTACCGTCAAAACCTTTTTCTTAATTGTTGCCATAATCGATCTTCTTTTAATTCTTGTTTTCTTCTCTTAACCTAAGCAATTCTGGGTATCTCTTCCCAGTAACTTGCTTGCATTTACCTATGAAATTGCATTCTTGACATGCCTTAGAACCAGGACTCCACCCCATTGTCCTCGAAGAACACAGGACAAATCCGTTTTCTGTGTTGTGGAACCGTCTCTTTACCAATTCGTCACTTGGCATTTCAAGATATTTTCTCCATTTATTAGGTTTTGGGCCTGAGATATATTCAACAACTTGCTGACGCTGAATACCAAGCCCCTTTAGCCACTGGTCAATATAATAGTCGATCCTCGGATTTCCAGTGCCAAAATACTGGTTCTTGTACTTTGCCAATGCGGTTTCACTGAAACACCAGGAATACTGAAAATGTGTCGGAGCTACACCGGCTATATTGTCTGCATACCGATACAATTGATACACAATGTAGTCTGCTATTCGTTGGTCAGACATTCCCATTGGAAACATCTTCTCCAGACCAGCAAGACCATTTGCAATATACAATTCAGGCTGGCCACCTCCAGGTAGTCTCCATTTTTGGTCTATTTTATTGATGATACGGACAAAAATCTTAATCGTCCTACTTACTTTCTCCTGTTCCACCTTGCATCCTCTTTTTTAAAATCAACTTCAACAACTCACTTTTGATAGTACCGTCTCGATTCAGCAGCTCCCTCAGTTCCTTACGGGCCTGGAAGATTCTGCTCTTGACGTTTTCTTCATTCTTGCGTTTCAAGTGACCACGCATATATTCGATTTCGGTGATTTCCTTGATGGAGTAACCCTGCACCTGAAGAATGAATGCCGACAATTTATGAGGCTGAATCATCCTAAGAGCTGCCACAATCTCGTCGGAAAGCCCATGACTCATATCGTGCGTAGTAAATGCTCCAGTCTGCATGATGTGTTCTCTGGCAACAGAAGAGGAATACGGGTCATTATCAGAATACTTAGAATCCTGATCAAACCGCCTCTTGTTCTGTTCCTGGCAACAACGTTTAGTACAAATGTGAATCCATGTTTTTAGCGGCTTTTCTGGATTATAGGATTGGATATACTTATAGAACTCCGTGAGAACGATGGCGAAATTCTCGTCAACGTTCTCCGGACGATCTGTGTATTTCCTTGTCAGTGTAAGCACCATGTCGTAATTGGGAAGTATATACTCCTCAAATAACTCGTTGTTTACCCTGGGATCCTTACCGTTTAGGATTGGCTTTCCGTTGCTGTCGAAGAAGACTTCTTGCTTGCGTTCCATTCCTTCGAAATTGACTGTTTGAACATATCGATATACTTTGGCCATGACTCCTCTTTCATTCTGTGTCTGACCTGACGTTCCCAGATGTTGTTCATGAATTTAAAGGTCTCAGCGATACCCTCTTCAGTCGGAGTGAAAGAGCCATCCTCATGATAAGTAACAGTGGTGTCAACTGGAACACCATTAAACTTGAACATTTCCTCACCACGAAGATACAGAACGTACTTCGTCACAAGCGTTAATAGAACGTCTTCCATCAACATCTTGGAAAACTTAATCTTTTTTGTTTTTGCTACGCATCCCATAATTTTATCGTTTTAAATCGTTATTGTACAAATGAATGAAATAGAACCAGACACATGATGCATCACAGGCATCATGCTTTCCTTCAAAATCAAGGTGATACCGTTCCGCTGCATACTTAAGCATTTTAGCCTTGTCAGCGCGTCCATCACCAGTGGTGTGTTTCTTGATGCTTGGTACATTGAAATACCTAACCGGAATATCCATTTCGGCAGCTACGAGAAGCATTATTCCATGAAGCTGGGCAAGTTTGATAGTGGCCAGTGCGAATTTTGAGAATTTCAAATCCTCAACAGCCAAAACCTTAATACCGTTATCGATGATCATCTTCTCCAACCAATCGGCAAACGCAACATACTGGCTATAGTCGGCACCAAGATATTTTGGTGCTTTGTCATTAGCTGGGAAATGTGCCACACCATAGTTGTCAACACTGGAGTAATAACCGCAGTGTTCTGCAATATCCAAGGCAAGAACCTCGTTTTTACGAAGTCCCGCCTGCAATACATCATTAAGCGTCTTCATCTGATTTCGGTTGTTTAGAAATGAACGACACGCCACAACGCTTGGTAACAACCAATTCGTATGGGTAATTCTCAGAGGTCTTTCCCTGGGTAATCATCAGAACCGTGATTCCAAGTTCGTTTGCCATTTCAGCAACACTCATCAATCCAGCCTCTTCACAGTTATCCATAATCTCATCAATACAGATAAGATTCAGACCACCACCTAACGCTGTAAGATTGGTCATACGCTGCATGGCTACGATATTAGCGAACATAATACGAGCTTTCTCACCAGCAGAACACTTCAGGAATGACCCACAATCGATACCGTTCTTTGATACTGATACGGAAATCTTATCACGCACCTTTCCTGACTTTGTAACGGTAAATCCAGAAAGATGAACACGGATTGGGCTCTTGATGTCCTGGAGCACTTGATTTGTAATCTGGGAGATCGAATTGATTTTGGTATTAGCCAAGTGAGTCTTGAAATTAACAAAACGCACTTCCTGTTCTTTCAACTCATTGAGAGCTGCCTGCTTCTCACGGAACACGGCATCAACCTCTTTCTTTTCTGATTCCTTAGATTCCAAGGTAGCACGTAATTTATCAACATGATCCGAAACCGTAGCACTCTCCAGCTCCTTAATAGAAGCTTCATTAACCTCAATAGCCGACTTACAGCCTTCAATCTGAGCCTTCTTGGTTTTCTGTGTGCGCCCCAGTTCATCAATCTGACCATCCAGAATATCCAGTGCCTCAGTAACAATAGATTCTGAGAGTTTTGCGATTTCGTTCTCAGCATTACTAATACTGGACTTCAAAGAATTGATACGCTCTTCCAACTTATCGAATTCCTCTTTATTGCCATTATAAGAATGACGGAAAGCCTGTCCTTTATTGAAGAGCTCACTCAGTGCATTAGAACGTTTCTGGATGTCATCACGAATATCTTGCATGTCAAGTCTGCAATTTTCGATTTCCTCGTCATTCTTGGATTTCTTAGATTTGTAAGACTCAACATCTTCTTCCATATTCTTTACACTGGCATCTTTCTGATCCAGTTCAACCTTAAGCTCATCAACTGACAAATTTGAATCCAAAGCAAACTTATGATGACAATTCGGGCATTCAACAGCACCATTGATTGCGGCTGTCAGTTTCACAATATCGTGTCTGGCATTGGCAATCTGTTCATTGGTGGCAATAATATCGTTCAGAATCTTTTTGGACTTCTCTTCATATTTCTTTATATCCTCCTGAATTTCAATAATCTCCTTCTGGTCAGCCTCGTCCTTCTGGTGATTTGACTCTTTTACCTTATTATATTCTGCTCCAGCTTCTTCTAACTGACGCTTACTCTCATTCAACTTAGCCTGGATACCAGTTAGTTCAGCATTCAATTCAGAAACAAGCTGGGAATCTTTCTCTTTCTTCTCATTAAGACTCTGAATTCTGAGATTCCAGTCTGTCATCTTGGACTCAAAACCAACCTCTGTCAATACTTTTTTGACCTGATGATTCAAAGTAGTCAAATCCAAACCGGCATCCTCAATGGACTCAATCTTAATGGCAGCATTATTGAGTTTTGTAGCATCATCATGTGCATTATCAATCTCCTTTTGGATAGAACGTATCTGTTCACGCTCAGAAGCTATCTTAGACTTCAAAACGTCAACTTTTTCCTTACGCTGAGACTCCATAGCTTCAGCATTATTTTCTGCCTCGTCAATCTGTGACTGGATGGCCTCAATAGCACCGGCGACCCTGGAAACCTCCAAATTAGCCTTATCTGACTCTTCACCAGCAGCTTCAATATCAACCTTCAACTTTTCGATGGCCTCGTCAACAATAATACCATTCGAGAAAGTATTGATGATTTCTTTTTTCTCTTTATCAGAAGAATTAAAGAACGACTTGAAACGATTGGCATTCAAAAGATAATTGTGGTACAAATCATCCTTTGAAATTCCCAGGATTTCAAGTATCTGGCGATTGGTCTCAATAACAGACACAAAAGGAATATAAGATGGAATGTCATTTTCAACAATAGTGACTTCAACTTTTTGTGACTGCCCTCTTTCTATACGCCTGGAGACTATCATCCGCTTGTTTGACTCCTGATTGTAAAGGTCCAATTTGACCTCAGCGTAATCCTCGTCATCACGAATTATGTCTTCAATGGTGTCAACTTTACGAAAAGCCTCACCTGTGATTCCGAAGCCGATACACTCCATAAATGCCGACTTACCAGAACCATTGTGCTGCTGATTCTCTCCATCATCCTCGTTGTTGCCGAAAATGAGAGTTGCAACATTCTGCTTCATAAAAAACTGAAGCTTAGTGAATGAGCATATATTTCTTGCTTCAATAGACTGTAGGTTCCACATAGCTTAATCGTTATATTTGAGCGCAAAAACAATTACTATAACAGCAGCAACAAGCATATCACACATTGCAGCGACAACGCCTATACTGGTCCAACACCCATTACCATTCAGAACAGAAATCAACTTGCAAATACAAACAAGATTCGCAAGACTAATAATCGCCAAAAACAGCCCTAAGAAAAATAATTTGCGTTCCATGATTAAATTTGATTTAGATATTTCATACCAAGTTCACTACTGATGTTCTTACAATTGCAGTAAGTCTCATATTCAGTCTGGATGCCTTTCTTATCGAACTTTTTACTGAGGTCTTCATCGGTTACTTTTTCAACCTTTGTTTCCTCAGTCTCAGCTTCGATTTTTGTTACTCCAGCTGCAAAAAGAGCTTGTTTGTCGATCAATTTTGATTGTGCATCTGTACAATTAATCTTCAAACGTATCTTGTAGTCATCATCACGCCACTCAGAAATGGCTTCCAAAGCTGCATTATTCAGTTCTTCAAAATCCTTTTCAAAAGTAACATAACGGGTGTTGACTTGATTCTCAATAAATGAATGGGTGCCATCTGACCACAACAATGTGTACCCCTTATGTTCATCCTCTCCAAAATTAGCCTGGCGAGAAGAACCTATATATTCGATCTGGGTGCCATCAATTTTCTTCCTGTTGTGATAATGCCCTACCAATACACTCCTGAATCCTTTAAAAACCTCTTGCGGAACTTCATTAGGTGCTTCAAAATCACCAAGACCACCATGAATGCCTTCATGAATATAAAGAATAACCTGACTTGGATCTATGTCTTTTTCAGAAAGGATTTCACGGAGCTCTTCCATCTTGCCTGGAAATATTGTTTCTTCTTTCCAGTAACGCATAATGGCCAAGTAGAAATCACCGCCAACTTCAAGAATCTCAGGCTTATTATTAATCAAACAAACATTACCATGAGAGTCAAAAATATCTGGATAGCCATAAGTAGCCTCTTGATCCAAAAGATCATGGTTTCCCAAAGCAATCCACAAAGTGACACCAGCCCTTTCAGCACGTTCAAATGCATCACGGACAGTCATCAATACATCCAAAGTCTGAGAAGACCTGGAAGTGAAGATGTCACCACCAATTGCAACAGAGCTTACCTTGTTGGCCTTACACTGTTCAAGCATTTCATCCCAATTGAGATTGAAATCCTCAATACAGTTCTTGTCAACATGCAAGTCGTTAACCAATAAAAAACTTGGGTGCTTCATAACCTATACTTTTTAATGATTAAGGGGGGTGTCATTCCTTTATGGGGAGCGACACCTCCCAGAATTAAAAGAAGATGCGTAGATTATTCAGCTGTTGAACGACGGCGACGGCGACGCTCACCTGTATTTTCTTCTGATGGTGCCTCGTTCTCCTTGTTTTCAGGAGCTGCATCGTTATCATCCTCGCGTGTTGGTCTTGCAGCACGACGGCGGCGACCAGTCTGCTCAGGCTCTGGCTCAGGTTCTGGCTCCGGCTCATTCTTGGGCTCTGGTTCTGGCTCTGGCTCGGCAGCACGACGTGAACGACGGGCTGATGCTTGCTCAGGCTCCGGTTCAGGCTCTTGTTCGTCCTTCTTTGTTGTGGTGGCAGGCTTATTCTGCTCAGCCTCCTCAACAGCATCCAGAATATCAGCCGTACTCATAGAGTGCTTCATCGTAACCTTCAGGTCGTTCTCCTCAACATAAGCGCGGATGTCCTCACGAAGCTCGATACCCTCATCTGAATCATCGGCAAGACCAGCATCCAAGAGTGCATCATAGCGGTCATTCAACTGCTCCAAGGTCAGCTTACCGGCACCACCTTCACCCTTACCATCACCGGCAGTAGCGAGATCGAAGTGACTCTGGTCATTTGCATCCAGTTCACCCTTCAACTTATCGATAGCATTCAGCATTGCCTCCTCCTGCATGATGTCAAGACCATGCTCTTCATCATACTGCTTCAGGAATTCAATGGTAGCTTCCATCTGATACTTGGTATAACGGTAGATGACATCAGGAATACGTGGAGCATTGAACAATGCCTCCATATCCTTATCGTCCAGCTCGTCCTCGCTGGTCATGTCGATATTAAACGAATAACCGGTCTTCTTGTTCTCGGTCTTACGTGTAATTTCAAGAGCGTAAGACACACCGAAACCAGCCAGAGGATCCTCAGCATCAGAATTCTTAGCCTTCAGTTTATCCCAGAGCTTAATCTGGCGATCAACGAAGTCATTGTACTGTGCAAATGAAGGTTGCCACAACAGAGGTGTGCGCTTGTTGGAATCCAAGTCAAACACATAGAGAACGCGAAGATAACTCCACTTCAGACCCTTCTCGAAACGGCCCTTGTTCACCAGATCGATGATCTCCTTGTCATCAGGATAATATTCCTTGACAAGCTTCTTGTAGGTATCAATCAAGTCAACAGACTTACCGACACCATCCTGAGTAGCACAGATAACAGGGATGTTGATGACAGAAGGTTTGCCACCCTTCTTCTTGGGTTCACCCTTAATATCAAGGAACATCTGCTTCAGCGGATACTCGAACGACTCACGCAGAGGACGTGTCTCATCAATCTGACCGTCACTGGTAAGATAAGGAGCAAGCGGAAGAATACGAACAGCATAGTCACCATCTTCACCAATGCGGAAGCGGTCAACCTGTGGTCTCTGCTGCTCTGATTTTACACGTTCTACGGTCTGTTCATAAGTTACCGCAGTTTTCTTAAGTAAATCTCTGTAATTGATTTTAGAATTCTCACTCATCTTTTTTTAATTCTTTACGACGAGATAAAAATTCTGACCAATAGCCTTTCCACTGATTAAGATAGGCTTCGGCGTATGTCTTGTAGTATGGTTCCGAATTCAATTCATCTTCGGTTGGAACATGTATTCCCCATTTCTTCTCGACATACTGGGCAATTTTCTCACTTACTGCCCCTATTTCAGCTGACGATTCCGATTTCAGGTCGAAGTATTCAAACTTCTCATTGTTAATTACGCAGGTATGAATCGGCGCGAAGATCTCTTCGAAATACCTGTATAATTGGGAAGGTGTCACCGGCTCTTTGTCCGGGTTGCGCTCAGCAAGCTCTTCGGCTATCGTCCTCAATACAACAGAGTGTAGATATGAGAGCTTGTTCATTGCCCTGTTCTTGTCCTTGTTGGCAAAGACGAAAAGATATTCGTCATCGGGAAGCTTGTCAAGGGCCTCATCCAGCTCCCGTCGGTAAAGGACTCCTCCTTCAACCTTAATCTTGCCGTGCTTCTTAATCAACTTTGCTTCATATTAGGGTTTATATAGCTCTAAATTTGACTTTTCGTTGATTTCTGGGTGCAAATTTACTAATTATTTTCGCATCTAAAAAATATTTCGTGTTAATTCGTATTAACATTCATATTAAAAAATACTATCTCTTTGAAAATCAGGCTTTCCAGAGTTATGTGGATTTAGTGCGCAAATAAGATTTTATAGATTTCGCGCAGCCACTTTTTCACGCGCACACGCATGTATTTTAATATGTAATATATAATATATATGGGGAATTTGTTTTGTGACTGTCTTTGTTTCAAGTAGTTACGAACTATTTCAAAAAATAATTCTTAAAAATTTAAAAAATATTTTTTAGTTTCAAATTTAATTTTTACCTTTGCACCCGTAGTTAGGATTGGGACCTCTAACGACGGACATATTGATTTAACTGTCGGGAGTTGTTCCCGCTCTAAATACGAATGGTCAAGTAGTAGGTCCCAAATTAAGCTACTTGGCCATAATTGTTTTTATACAGTCAGGCCACCGATATTGGGCTACCAGTTCCAAAACCCGATAATTTCAAAGAACTGGCAGATGGCACTGAACTTGGGTCGCTTGATAGTAAGGTGCTCTGACAAAAACAGTCCTGACGCATTACGACTACCCTATACGGGCGCAACAGGGGTGCTAAATTGGGAAGTGGACTTTGTTCATGTAGCATAGCTATATCTGGAAAATGAGAGATCCCAGTATAGTCTCGGCGCGATGACGGCACTCGGACATGAACGAGAGGTGTTTAGTAGCAATGCACCACGCCAATGGATTGGGTTGCGAATTAACCACTCGCAATCGGGAGCACGGCGAAGCAGAAGGACTGGATTCCTAATAGCTCCCTGAGACAACCGTTCCAGTACGGTTTAGACGGACAGGACGTATGATTCCGCGTCTTCAGTCTCGCTCGGAAGTCAGTAAATGGCATAAATGGTTGACTTCTTCCCGAATACGTAACGGGATAATGAGCAGAACTTTCGGAGCGATACGACACCTCGCTATAGAGGAATTGTCAGCTCTCCGTAGTTCTGGCATTTATTAAAAAAATAATGTGGCCATCCAGCCAAAAATCACTAAATTATGTGTAATTGAATTAGGGCATAATTCCCAACTTGAAAAATGGAGTTATGCCGTATTTTTATAAAATCAACAATCAAGAGTATCGGATAAATAGTCCAGAGTATTATGATCTTCTTAGGCGTACTTTGGTATCATACAATGCGCAAAAATTTACATCCGATGAACTTCAAACGAGAATAAGATTTATTCCAGAACATAGGCGTGACTGGATACTCACAAATATGTGTGAGCTCCAAGACAAAGCAAATATTTATGAGTTGATGGCTTTTGGTGTAATGTTAGCCCATAAAATAAATTTTCTTCACCAGGCACCATTTTGCATTCATGGAAAACCTTATTTTCTGGATTTTTACATTCCATCTACAAAGACCGCTATTGAGATTGATGGCCGTAGTCACCAGAACATAAATGCAATTGTTTATGATTCAAATAGAGACAGGGATTTTTCAAATATCGGCATTAAGGTTATTCGTGTTCCAAATGGTATCGCTTATTCCTCTTTAAGTTTTGAAAGCTGCCTAATGGAATGTGGCGTGATCCCTGTAGGGAAGATGTTGTTCAGACCATACAAACGCCAAATGAATGCACAGGAGAGAAAACAATATCAAGAATATAAAAAATCAAAGATCAAAAAGAATGGGAAGATATAAGACATTTGGAGATTCAATAGGTGAGCCGAACTATATTGCATACATTGGTTACTCAGCAAATCTAAAACATGTACCGTCAACCGGTGCTGCTTCATACTGTATCATTAACAAAGCTGGCGAGACTCAACAACAATGCAAAGTATTTGTCGGAAAGAGTTATTTTGAACTTTGTCTGATGTCTATCTGGAGCGTCCTCGCAAAGATGCCAAAGGGTGTTATAGTCAGAATTGTGTGTGACAGCAATCCGGTTCTGGAAACGCTGAGCGATGCAAACATCGCAAGCACAAAAGGCTCCAGGATAAAGTCTCATATTATTCGTGAGAAACATCGTATAAACAAATGGATATTGGAACGACCATATTCTGCAACTGATAATTCATACCACGATTTAGTGATGGACTGGGCTAAGCAAGCTCGTAAAAATTATGAGGTTAATAATCCGCAACAATAGGTTTGACTCTATTTATATTTGATATGACAGTACAGGAATTCAAAAATCAGCTTAAGAAAATGGGGTTCGAACCAGATAGGACATCTGAGTGTAATGACATGATGGTGAACTTGCGGTTCCAGTTTCCAATTGATTTAAAACACAACACATGGACGGCTATGCGTGTTGCGGTATGTTTCTTCATTGAAGGACAAGTAAAACCGTATTTTCAAATCCAATTGGCCACATTCGATAATAGACGCTGGAAATGGGGTACGTGGACTGAGACACTTGCAACTGCGCCAAACGCATCACAGGTCTTGTTCTACGCTTTCAACTCAATTCGGATTAAGTATAGACCAAACCTTATCCCTCTATAATATAGGATATGAATATTTTCTGTTGAAATTTTAAAAATTAATACGCTAAACCCCAGTCATCAGTGAGGACAGCTGGGGTTCTTTGTTATTTAGAATCGATGACCTTATCTATCGATTGCTTAGAAAAAACTCTCCTTTTGATTCTTTTGATTTCTTCTTTTGCAGATGGGCTCCACGTTTTGTTTGGATTGTATTTGACCAACTCATTCCAGAACTCGTCTGATTTAAAAAAGGATTCATTGGAATTCCCAGCAATTGATCTAAGAAGATCTTTGCTTGGCAATGGGCATATCTCAGTAATCACAGAATACAAAACTGGGGCCTCATTCATAATAAGCCACCCCAGTCTTGTATCCGAAAACTTATGCTTTACGGGTTTTTCTGCCCTTGTTTTTCTCGGCCTCTCCTTCACCTTTGGTTTCGGGTTCTGGGGATTCCTGAACTTGGGTTTTACGCTCTTCAACATTCTCTACAGTCTCCATTTTGTCCCTATGGGCGTAGTCATTACCATAATTCATTATTCTCATAGTCGTACTATTTAGATGTTAATAATTACTGATCTATCATAGATACTGGATGCGGCGTTATAATACCTGACAACACCTCACCGGCGTTCATAACGGTTGATGTCAATATACCGCCAATATATGTGCATGTCAACTTATCACCCATCAATTTAATGATTCGTGAGCTCTGAGAAGAACCCTGTGAAATCTCAAATCTAATATTGGTGTAGTTATAAATGGTTGTCACACCAGCCTTTCCCTGAACATAAGCACTGCCATTCTTGATGCGAATACTCTCACTATAGACATCTTTGGCAGTAACAGAGGCACCGGCAACAATACTGCCGACAACCTTAAGACTACCACCAATCTTCATGTTACCATCGTAAATCAGACCATCACTCGGTGCTCCCAATGAAAGTTTACCAGTATAGGTAGATCCATCCTGAGTCTTTTTCCAGTTAATAACTGATACGTCATCCAGAGTTGCAACAGAGACTTCTTCAATCGAACCGCCACTACCTGAGCCGCCACCAGCAATGGGATCTACAAACTCAGGGTTGTTCTTGTCATACAGGAACCCCTTTGGCGAAACACCTATGTCATACATGTGACCATGAATGTACAGTTTTGCGTTACCGTCAAGGAAATCGAAACCAGCGCGGTTATTTTGATAGTCCTGAGTTGCTGGCGAATAACTCATAATAGATGATTCTGTGATCACCGTCTTATAAGTTGGTTCATTGGCCCTGGCGGTCTGCTTTTGTACGTTTATGATGGCACCATCACCGTTAATTCCTGCTACAGTAAATTCTTTCTCTGTACGAAGGAACGATGTGCTATTGTCAGATTCACCCCACTGAAGGATTTGTCTGTCGGTATAGCTATAGTGGAGTCCATGAGGCCCAAGGATAATGTTGTGAGAAGCATTGTCCGTATCCTTAAGAGTAATCATGTCTGTCACATTGATCTTCTTGTCGAATGTGGTGCCATATTCCGTGAATGACATCGTACACGTTTTACTTCCGTCTGCTGTCGCAATATGCTTGATGAAGTTGTAACCAATCTGCATACCGATTTGCGATTCAGCAGTCTGTAACGCATATTTAATGAGCAATCCAGAACCAGTAATTCCAGCAGCACTTACATCACCAGAAAATTTACCAGTACCGGTCACGATTCCTGTACTGAAGTGGAACCCGTCATCGTCAAAATGAATCTGACCGATATTTGACGCTGTTGTCTGTGATTTCAACCGAATGACATTGGCAACATCCAAATCTGTAAGCGACATACCGCCATTCAGCTTCATATCGGAGAACAACACCTGTTCCATTGTGCTGACAGGACCTGTACTCTTGACTTGAATACTGTTTGCGTTATAGGTGGTCGTAAACTGAACACCGTAGGTAATAGCCGTATCCTGGAGTGCAGCAGAATCAAGATACATGCCTTGTTCTGTCGTATTTTTGGAAATGATATATACTGGGAAAGAAAGATTCGATGTAGCTGGAACCTCTCTTATCTTACCATCCAGATATACAAAACCGGCACTGATTGAATTTCCTTCTACCTGACAACCAGATATAACGAAATTGCCTTTCCCGAAGAAAATGGCAGCAGCAGACGCAAGTGCGGAATTCTGAAGTGTATCCAGATCCTCGAAAAACAGGTATCGTCCTCCTGTAGTGCTTTTTAATTCCTTCATATTGTGTCTTTTTAAATATATACGATTCTATATGTAATACCAACAGGAATAAATTTGCCTATTGAGGCGACTATTTTCCTGGAGACATCATCTTTGTCCTGACCAGTGTAGGGAACAGATATGGTGAATCTTCCACCAATACTCCCAAGCTCATTCATGCGACGAGTAACAATCTTTGCTTTTGCCTTGTCTGTTTGGTTTGACTTTAGACGTAATACTGTAGGTATCGAATGAGGATAGAATAAAGGTGCCGTTGACTGGTCACGTATTTCACTTTTTAGATACGCAATGGTGGCACTCGTAGCTTCATCATTAATGGCGATTTTCATGCCATTCGTAAGAGTAATACCGTTATCTGGAACAGTTACATTATTCAGATACCACACCAATCTCATACGTTGAGCACACATCGAAAGGTCCAAGAGTTTTCTATGAGCCCACTTATTGAATTCACCATCACCAGTATTGAAGAACTGGAGTGGTGAACTGATAGCGTGGAGGAAAAGCATCATCTTCCTGCCTCGCAAATAATAAGGCAAGAGTCTGTTGATTTGCTTTTCAATGTTTACACTATAGTCTCTGAATGCCATACCGAATTAGTTTTTTGTCATCAGATATTCACTTCTTGACTGAAGCTCGATATTGTTCAAATTGATAGTAGAACTGCCATTCTTGATTGTGGTAAGGTATCCACTATAAGGTCTGTACCACCCAGTAATTTCAACTGGGTTGTCATATCCACCAACAGCAGAATAGTTGTTCTTTTCTACAAGTATTTGCCCTCTCGTCCCATTAGATAACGTAGTCGGAACATCCACAACTCCAAAAGCTGCTTGGATAGCATCAACAATAGACGCTTGATACACGTAATCGTCATAGGTTAGACCTTTGGCATAATTATCAATTGAAGTCTTGATATTTGCAAGTGCTTCTTCTTTTGACACAAGTGATTCGTCATACACGACTCTCATTTTTAGTGTCAGAATATCGGCTGGAACACTCCTGATAACAACCGATGCACCAACGAATTCGACTTGTTTTATGTAATTCGTAAATGCAGAAAGCTCTGCCGCAGTAAGCGGTGTAATCTCGCCATTGACATCCTTACATACTTTCAGGACAATTCCATTACTGATGTTGATGGTCTCAAAACTGGCATACGGTATCAAAAGCGGGTTTCCAGCAGAAATCACATCAAGACCCGTTCCGTCTTTGTTGATTTTGACCTGACAATTGACGGAATAGTTCTTTGCCATAAAGACATAATACTGAGGTGTCCCATTGGTTCGCTGATTGATGATTTTTGTAGCATCTGCCAGGAAGACATCATGCATGTTCTCAAACACATAAATGAGCGATGCCATAACATAAGTAAGCATGTTCATCACAGACATTCTACTTGCAGACAACTGGTTTGTCTTATCGGTTGCAAGCTGGAGATATTGATTCCTTACCTCCACTGCTGACTGATATATGGTTTTGATATTTCTACTCATATACTTTTTATCTAAATAGTGTTTTTAAATCTGCCCTGTTAGTGCTCTCTTTGAATGTTCCAGTGACTCTGCAATTACTAACCGCATAGTATATGCCTCCAATTTCCGTAAAGTCAAGATTCCTGAGCGCAAAATTTCCATAAATACGAATAGTATGCCTACCGTCTTCCAAATATGGGTGGTCAAACACAAATTCAGAAGTGCCTGTTACGACATCGATTTTCTTACCATCACCCCAGTCAATATACATTGTGCCTGAAGATAATGTTACCACAATAACAGATGTTGGACCATGCTGATCGACAACAATACGGAGATTGTTTAAATCAATTCCTGAGACATCAAACTGAGATTCATCATTTGCGACAATGATTTTGTTGTCAAAAAGCCATTTCTTAATCTGGGAATTTACCTCAAATGTCTCGTCATATTTCAATACCGTACCAATTGCAATTTGGCTATTTACATCGATACCGTCATTGTTGGCAAGGAGATCGAATATGCCTTCGATTGAACCATACAACATCAATGATATGTCATAAATGTTCTGGCCGTATTTTACCGTGTATTCTTTCATTATTCGTCCTCCTCAAATGCGCTTACGTCGAGTGTTGATGTGTCAACAGGGTCGATCTTCTGTTTATTGTTATATTCGTCAGTAATAACCCTCATCTTCTGAGTGTCTTGATCATAATAGACTTCACGAACACTTTGCTTGTCATCACCAAGTTCTCTGAGAATATCAGGAGCTGCCGGTGTTCTGTCAATGATAGAACCAAGAAACCTTGCAACGCCAACACCATTCATCGGGTATCGGTAATTCTTTCCAGGCGCACACTCCATCATCATATCAACAGAATTCTTGTCGGCATTGCCAAGCTGGAAATCTCCATTAGTAGCAAGGAATACTTCGCATCCGTCTTGGGCCGACACACAATGGAGCCTTACAAGTCCATCAATATTCATTGCCATCAGTTTACATCCATAAAGCGATTCCTTTTCTCCGTTCTGGTTGTAGAAATAAAGCTGGAGACTGTCTTGTCCGAAAACCTTGATGATGCTATATGAAGTTCCAGATTGTTTGAGAAACCTAACCGTAATTGGTGTCAGGACTGGGATGTATGGTGCTTTAATAAAAACATCTTGCGAAGCGGGAGTGATTGTATAACCGTTTGGAACGACAACATCCAGATAAGAGTTTGTGTCTTCTCCTATCTGGTGTGCTCCATATTCTGCCGTAAAGAATGTTTGTGAAGCACTGGACTCATCGTATAAAAAGTCCTTTTGGCTGACATCCAGCAATATATCTGTTGTCATATCTTTCTTTTAATTTAAATAGCTGAATGTCTTATAGCATGGTTTGTTAGCATACTTATTCAAACGAATACTTCTTTTATTCGTTTTTCAGATATAACATAATCTTTTGCATATTTTATGCCTTTAATTTGATTATTGAGTGGCTTTGAAAACCTTAAACTTATAGCATTTTTACTGTTGTTTTCGTCAAATTTTATAAGATATATGTTTTTTAAATCGCACAATATCCATACGTCAACCTCATTTTTTGTATAAATCTTAATTGTTTTTTTATACCAATCATTTGACCTAATACTAAACGATATACTTTTTTCTTTTGTTATGAATGTACTTGTCTTGACCTGACATTTAAAAAATTTATTATTATAAAATACTACAAGATCAAATGGCAAATTATCCGTTAATGGCAACATAACATTTATGCCATATTTTGCTAATTCACCAATTGCTATTCTTTCACCAATTTCTCCAATTTCCTTTTTATTCATATATAACAATTTTAATATAAAAAGAGGGAAGCTACGCCTCCCTCTAAACACGATGATTTACAGTTTACTCACCAAGGATTTCGTGAGCTGCTGCCTTGGCCGTTGCTCTCCACGTCTGCATAGCATCAAACTCAGCCTTGTGATCAGCATCCTCAGGATCTGCCAGATAATTGTTCTGGATGGCCTGCATAGCGTCGAACGGATACTTCTTGTCTACCAGTGCGCTTACGATCTGAGGATATGTCACTGGAATCACCAGAGACACAATCACGTCCTCAACATGGATGATAGCACGGCCACCAACCTTTTCAACTTTGTCGCCATAGAGGTCCTGGTCAATTACCTCAGGAACCATCTCTTCTACATTTTCTTTTGCCATAATAATTAACTTTAAAGTGAATATTATATAAATTCCTCTTGTAAGAGTTCATAATGAATCGGATCCTTCATATAGATAACCAACGGCCAATCATTCTTATGTGAATGTTTGGAAGTAGGTTCTTTCTTCATCTTCAACGAATAGAAACGTCCCTTTACATAAATATAGTCCCAAATCTCTGGGCGTATTTGTAAAATCTCACTACGTCTGATATGATAGGAATTGGTGTGTCTAAGAAAACCAAGGTAGCTATTAATGCTGCAAATAGCCTTTTCTATTTGTTCTCTGGTGTGACACTGGTTCAGTTCCCAGATGGCATTGTGAAAGTTTCCAACAGTCCTGTTTCCAGGATATATTCTTCCAGGTTTAACAACGGAACCTGTAAAATCTACACCTTGTTTGTAATGCTTAATGTTGAATTTGTCTGGATGCAGTTTGACATGTAGGTACAAACTTAAGAATCTCCTGATTTTTGGAATAGCATGTAGAATCTTTTGTTTGTCTTGGTCAATAATCCTGAAGTCATCAACATATCGTCCATGATACTTGAATCCCAGTTTTTCCATGAACATATCCAGCCAATGCAGCAAATAGTTTGCAGATAGCTGACTGGAAAGGTTACCTATTGGCAATCCAAGTCCTTCCCCATTTGTAAACAGACTTTTGTTTTTTGGAAGATAGTTCCACAAGTCTGGATCTCCTTTGATGTGGCAGTCTTTTTCCGGCTCATGCATGATAATAATTTGATTCAACCAGATTATATCATCTTTGTCTTCTCCGAAATAATTGTCATGGATGAATTGTGTTAGCATGTCACACAAAAGCTGTTTGTCTATGCTCATAAAGAAACCCTGGAGATCAAGTTCTGCCACCCAGCAGTCTTTAGTGTATTCCTCTGAGCATTCGTATATGTCCTGATATAGCATATTGATGCCAAACAGAACGCCTTTGTCTTTTCTGCAATTATAAGTTCTGGGAGAGAAGATTGATTCCAACAGAGGCTCAATTCTCATAGCCCAGTAATGATGTACGATTCTATCTCTAAAATTGGCAGCAAACACCTCGCGGTATTTTGGTTTGGTAACAACAAAAGCAGTGCTTGTGGTCGGATAATAAGTACGCTCATTGATTTCGTCACACAGTGCCACCAGGTCTTCTTCATAACCCCAGAAATACTTGGCTGCGCTTGGCGAACCAGTCTTGTGACGAAGGCAGATTCGGAACGCCTCGAATATATACTCATCCTTGACCATACACGTTCCTACATTTAGTTATACATAACTGAATGTACGCCACTCATTTCATAGTGGCGGTCCTCTCGATGATATGCGGAGACAGGGCGAACCCTGTTCTCGTTCGTCTTGTTGTTGTTGTTCAGATTGCCATTGTTGAAGTTCACGTTCCAAGCGTTCGTGGCACTGTTCTCGGACGGCTTCCGCAACTTTCTTACTCTTAACGCTAAATGAGCGTGTGCGGACCATTTCATCATAGAAGGACGAATTCTCATGTCTACTCTGTCATTTGATAAACGATTTTCAACTTATGAGACCCCATTCGGACCCTTCCGTTTTGGCGCGGATTGTCTCCATCGTGTTGCCTGCTTACCAATACTTGACATAAGTCTTGCGATATGTGCTTGCTGCCTAAGCGTAATTTGTTTTCTTGCAACGGCGAGATTCAACACAAACTGCAAACGCTCATAGTTGATTATGAAGTCTATTTTCAAGACCTCAGACCTATGATTGATGTCGATATTTGCCTCAACAATGGAGTCAGCCAGATCAAGAACACAGTTCTCAATTCTTCTCGCAAGAGTTGACTTGACATCCTTGGTGAACTTCTGAGTTATAGCGAACAACTCGTTTGCTAAAGTATATGTATCTTTGTATATTTGTGTATCGCTTGCTAACATTTTGCGCTTATTTTAATTTTAGAAACAGATTAAGAGATCTCTCCAGTCCAGCTATCCCTTTTTGATTTAGATTCAATTTATTGTTATGAAATTGTTTCTTTTCTCTGTGTCCGCGCCCCGGAGGGCCGGACACAAGAGATAAAGGACTGAAGAGATAAAGAGATTAATAAAATGCGGAGACAGGGCGAACCCTGTACTCGTACGTCTTGTAGGTGTTGCTCAGATAGCCATAGTAGAAGTTCACGTACCAAGCGTACGCGGCACTGAGCTCGGACGAACTCCAATACCAGGTTCCTCGATCCAGCGCGGTTCCACTGATCGCCGCCATTGCGCGATTTACTTCCAACAGATGACTCCAGATAGTGAACAACTCACCAGCAGAAGGAATCCACCAACGACCAGCACCAAAGTTCGCATCACCTTGTTCGACATTTGATGGGTAGTAACCACGACAATACTGAGCCGCAGGAGCATTTGCGCCAAGAGTGGTCACGATTGTGTCCGTGTTAGAGCGTCCAGCAAAGTCCGCTAAAGCAGCCTCGCGTCCTTTCGCGGCATTACCACCGCTAACATTCGAGGTAGCCCATTGTTTAGCAGCCTCGTCCTTCGCCACGATGATCAAATGACCACCTTCAAAGATAGCCACACCAACAGCCTGGTTCTTGTACGAAGCAGCCTGGTCTATTTGACGGAAACGTGGGTAACCGTCCGACTCTCTTGTGGCAATCAGAACACCTCCAGCTCTCATGATCTCGGCATGGTTACCCAGAATCCTGGCTATGTCTGCCTTGGAGAGCTGCACTGAATTTCCGCTACCATCAACGGCACGGAGGTAAGCAAAATCAGAAACCTTTGAAAGCTGGTTCTCCGCTTTGTCTAAATTTTGCGCCATAATTTTACTGTTTTTTAATTAATAATGTGATGTTTAAAAACTTCTTGTCCTTTATATATAAATAAGGCTCAGAAATTTCAAGAGTTGATTAAATGTACTACTAATTTTCATCAGATCCATGAATATTCCGATTTTGCGTCGAAACACGGACACGGTTTACTGGAGACATCACGATGCCCGATGATACGTGCATTTGGATACAACTTACGAAGCTTCTTCAACAAAATCACCAGTGACTCTTTTTGTGCTTCAGTACGTGTGTCTTTTGCTGGCAATTTTGAAACCGGTACGCCTGGGATGTTCTCCAGACCACCAACATAGACAATTCCAATAGAGTACGTATTGTTCTTCGGAGCTGCATGGGCACCGACAATATCCACATCACGGCCAACCATGACATCGCCATTGAGATATACGACATAATGATACCCGATGTCACTCCAGCCCTTGTCTTTGTGCCATCTACGGATGTCTGACACAGTGTGGGGCCTGCCTTCAGGAGTTGCCGTACAATGGATGATGATCTCCTTAATGGTACGACGAGATTTCTTGATTGTCGGCAATACCCTAAACCCCTCAATAACCTCTTGCCTTGACTCACGGCCAACAGAATTTGTTGTGACGAGAGATTCCCAGGTCTTCGGACCGACAATACCATCTGCTACCAGTTTGTGACGTTTCTGGTAGGCAATAACGGCTTCTTCGGTTATAACACCGAATATGCCATCTTGAATAAGATTGAGATAACGCTGTAGTTCTTTGACATCGTTACCCCTGCTTCCCCTTTTTAATGTTGTCATATCGATATTTTTTAAAAGTTATCCATGTTAAGTTGTGTACGGTGGTCTGCTATCTCATTTATAAAAGTCTTCTTGGATAGATATTTTATCCACGCAAAATGATTGCGGGACTTAATATAACCAAAGTCCGACTCATGTAGATACGCCTCCTGTTCGAAAGATATGTTCCGATATGCCTCCCGCTTGTTTCCATGAATCACCAATCGTACCAACCACTCAAAAACATAGAGTGTATAGAACGATACAGGAATACTCATGAACCACCATGCTGAGGCACCGAACAATACTGTGACAGTTGCAATGAGTGTTGCAGCGGCCATTACTTCTACTTGCTGACAACCATGAATTTTCTCATGGTTTTTACTAACATCACCGAACTTGGCTTTTAGCTCACTTCTGACGAATATGAATGGCCAGAGAGTGATAGCTAAAAAGCCTTTGAACGGGATGAGTTTGTTAAATACTACTTTCATAATCACTATTTTAATTCATAAACCACAACATCTTATATCTAAATGAACCATGAATTTTTGTAACAAGCAAATGTAATACATCACCAGCAGCCATTTCCCAGTTTACAAAATTAGCATCATAGTTTTCAACATTATTGATCCACAATTTTGCAGAGTTCCACTGACAAACGATTGTAAATTCAACTCCAAAGTCGTTAGGAAGACTACTTAATCCAAACTGCCTTGCAATACTTGCTTCGCTTGGCAAATTTATACCCGCATCTGACCCACTGTAGAAGTAGAAAATATTGTGTTGTGACAAGTCTATAGAATAAGTGCTACCTTCGAATCCAATATAGCCAACCTTATCACTATATACAGCTGAACCACGAATTGCAGCAGTAGAGAACACACCATAATTCTTGGTTCCGTTCTTAACATTGACATAGATACCATAGTTTGCAGTATCGTATGTATATCCAGAATAAGTCGGAGCTGGTTTGGTATTTTCAATACGCATAGACATCGTAAATGCACCACCAGCAGTACCTGGAGCCACATCGCTTCCCAACAACACAAATGCATTACCGCCGCCTATCTTGGCAAAACTCCTTGAAAGATAGAGATTCTGACCATCTGAATCAGTCTGAGAGCCAATTGTTGAACCAGTAATAGTAAATCCACCAATAGTACCCTTTGAAGCATATATAGCACCATCCTGTGTAACTCTGAATGGGGCAGATGCCCTATTAGAGCTTCCTGCCCAGAACCTAATGGCATTATTATTGTTAATATCTCCGCTGTATAAGCCTACCAATCCATTTTTAGATTCGATCATATCAGCAGTAATCTTGAAACCACCAATCTCACCACTTGTCGAATACATAGCACCAGCCTGGGTAACTCGGAATGGAGCAATAGATGGCTCTGAACCCTGTCTGTCACTATTGACAAAATTCATTCTGAAACTGTAGATGTTCTGGGAACTTACCCTGACTCTGAAATAGAATGTTGAAATAACAGATCCACTACTATTAGATAAGACAACAGCCTTTATCCACAGATAATAACCAGTCGGTCTTTCTGATGGTACAAGTTCCGCATTCTTGTCCCAATAAACCCATCCTGACTGAGGAGCATTTTCAACAGTTACCGGTTGATACGAATAATATGTGTTGACCGTATAATAATAGGTGGCTGAATCGCACAACATAGTCGGCATATAATATCTGATGTCTGTGCTTGATGCAGCAGTACCATATTTTATCTGAACACGGCCCCACAAGTATTTTCCAGCAACACGGGTAGGAACGTATGTATTCCAAGTTTCAGTAGGCAATGACTTACCGGCCCATATTCTTATGCTGTTGTCTTCATCCTCGGTATTGATAAGTCCAGAGAACCCAGCAACGACTTCATTACGCGAGTTAACAACGATGAATTCGTTTGTTGTGCCAAACTCAATTTTACCATACTGGGCAACCAACAGGGAAATGAACATAGGACCTGGATCAGACATGGCCTCCCAGTAATCCTTGCATTGTACACGTTCTATTTCCCAAGTCTTTCTTTGAGTATGCGCTGTCTTACATACATACCATAAATAACCAGATGTCGGTCTATATGATACGACATTTCCATTCAAATCCCTGATGCCATCCTTCCAGGGAACAGCAATAACATCCACAACCTTGAATGCCTTATTGGTTCCTCGATCATTCTGGAATGCAACACGATAAGCATCATTGTCAGAGGTATCTTCCCATTTTGTAGTACGAACCTGACAACCTTCATAACCCTGAGCACCATTCGCAATGACTGGAATGGTAACAGAATCAAGTCTGGTTGAAGAATCGCTGTTTGAATGAGAAAGGAATACCGTCAAATAAGTAATGTATGTAGACAGATTATTAATCGAGATGGTTCCAGTTCCATTTGATAATGAAATAAGTCCGCTACCGCCATCACTCTTGATATAACGGCAATATACATCACCCTGAACAGCAGCTATCGGCTCCTGATCACCCTTTTGTTTGTAAGCGTGAACAGTAATATTTCCAGAAGAAACCCAGGAATTACCACTTGTCTTGACGAGAGCACTTGGGTTGACCTCTAAGAAATAACGGACACTATCTTTACCATCCAAAGAGGTTGTGAGTTTGCCATCAGCAACATAAGCCATTACTTCAGCAGGAGTTGATGACTCTACTTCACCAAGCATCTGCATTGCATGACATTCTGGAAGACCGCGATAACCAATAAATGCAAATGGTCTTCTGGTCGTCTCACGATGGTCAATGCCAATACTACCGCAAGCTCTCAAAGCATCCACAAGATTGTCAGTCCAACCAATAGCGTCATTACTAAACAAGCAAACAAAATAAGATGATGTCACATTATTAATCGCTGTAGCAAGAGCATCACACCTTGCACTGCTATAATAAGTGTCATAAAATTGCTTTGTTGAAACGGCCAACGTGTTTCTATTGATAGTCACAAGAGCAAGACCTCTTCTTGTTCCAGCAACTGTATCAGCATTAATGCTATCAACATTTAAAGTTACAGTATTCGTACCATCAAATATCGTAACACCGCCATCATTGGGTGACGATGTTCCATTATGACATGTACCCTTAACAGATATGTATTTTGCACCAACACCATTTGTACCCTGAGAAACCAATGGCAGTGTCTCAGAATCCAATATTTTGCTGGAATCATCTTTCAATACTACCAACACGTCACCATTTGCAAACTTATTGGCAGCGATAGTACCTCCAGGATTAATTGAAGTAACAGAACCTCCAGCTGGTGTGTACTGTAGAGTATAACCGGCTTCATCCTTTCCAGTACCAAAGGCATTTGAGGG